GGAGAAAAAGCAGATATTGCCATGTTGGAACGTGGTCGTGAAGTATTTTGGATTTCTTTCAAGGGTGGGGATTTCAAGGAAGGAATGAGTGCTAGTGAATTGGCGAATGTTGATTTTCCACAATATGGTGGATTTGTTGGATTAGATGCCATTTATAAGACAGATAAAGTTTGGTTGAGTGTTAAATCAAAGATGATTTCTGGTATTGTCAAAAATTACCCAAATCGAATTGAGGTTAATTCTAAGACTACTACTTTTGATGAAAAAGGAAATCTCGTTAACTTCAATGGTGTTCCTGCTATAGAAGCATTACAAGGCAATCGTGAAATGTACAATCTATTGATTGGTGCGTTTAAGAAGGGATTTTATCGGTTTGTTACTGATACTACTACAAAACGCAAATATCTTTACATGATGAATAACTTTGACGGTTATTTGGATTTCTTAGATGGATCGCCAAAGACTAAGGAAATTGCAGGAAAGTCAATTTATGGCACTGATTTTACTTTGGACAAGAGTAAGCCATTCAGTCGTCAAAATTGTAGTGTTTTGATGCAATCACGAACTCCGTTGATCATGTCACGGATTCCTACTAAGTCAAAGAAGAATGTACAGTTGTTGATTAAAACTGATGAAAATGGACACGTATTGTTCAATCCAAATCTTCCTTTGCCAAAAAATGCTCAAGATCCGTTTCAAAAGTATAAACCGGTAATGTATTTTAGAAGTGGAACAAACGAACAGTTTACTACGGATTACAATGGCGATGGATACATGTTCATGAGAGCCAGAATAGTAATCATTCCAGCAGCCAAGATTGCACCAAAAGCATCGAACCTTGCAAGTTAAAATGAAAAAGACTTACAAAAACATTTCAGATTTTTTGCTTTCCGAACTTTGTTTAGACAACAGAGTTGAGGATGGTATATTTGATATATTCAATAATGACCACATGGAAGTTCTACGAGAAAAACTTGTAGAAATGGGAATTCCAAAAAGTGAAGTTGTTGAATTAGCAAATAAGGTTATTGAGGGTAAATACCCAGAAAGACAAGCATACAATGCTAAGGGTATTTTGGTTACATTCCCCAATGCGGAATATAAACAACGTGCAATACGTCGTGGAACTCATTTTGAGGAAGATCCAACCAAGGGTCAGACCAATTTGGATTTCGCCACACCAGCACAACCAGTACAAGAACCAACATCACCAAATGAAAAACCTATTCAAATTGAGCCAGGTGCTCAACAAGATAATCAACCTATTCAACAAGACCAAGAACCAACCGGAACCGGTCAAGTCCAAGGACAATCAGGAGTTGATACAACCGATCTTGAAACCCGAAGTGGCGAACAAAAAGAAAAAGACGCAAAAGAAGTCGAAAAAATCCTAACCACTGAGTTTTCTTTGGAAGAAGCAAAACAAAACAATTGGATTAGAAACAAAAGCCGTTGGTATAACTCTGATGGCGTTTTGGTAGGTTACGAGTGGTACAATGTAGATAGCCACAAAACAACAATATTGTCCGCAAGATGAAAGACACTCAACTTCTCTGTACGTTTACATTGCCAGCAGAGTATCAAATTTTGGTGGCACACGTAAAGTCATTCTACACATTATCAAACAACAAAATTTTTGTGTTTAATAATGAAAAAAACAACAATGAGTTGTATCTCACTTATAATATCGTTTACACCGAGGCAGCCTCTAAAAAGCTGCCTAATACCATTAGTATACATCGTAAGAAACAAACCAATACTTTGTATACACTCAACGCCATGAACAAGTTAATCACTGAAGAAAACAATGGCGTTTTTGATAAAACTTTCCAGTTGAATTGGGAGTTTTATAAGAACTCATTAATCATAACAAACGAGGTTTCTGTTAAAATTATTCCACTGAAAATTTTCGATATTATAAGTTGATTTTTTCGGAATTTGGTCTATAGTTATACCAGAATTAGTTATGATTGTTTAGTTTCGAGTGAGACTAAATAGATTAGCTAATTACTACTTAACAATTAATAAATTAACAATTATGGCAATTGACTTGTCGAAGATTAAGAGCCGTTTGAACTCCCTTTCAAACACAAACTAAAAGTCCAACCTCATTTGGAAACCCAAGCCGGGTAAGCAGACGATCCGTATTGTTCCGTATAAGTATCAACCTGATACTCCGTTTATTGAACTCAAGTTCCATTACGGTATCAATAACAAGACTTATCTTTCTCCGGATAGTTTCAATCGTCCAGATCCAATCGTTGAGTTCAGCAATCGACTCAAGAAGACTGGTTCCAAGGAGGACTGGCAGACTGGCCGTAAGATGGAACCCAAGATGCGTACTTTTGCTCCTGTCATCGTTCGTGGTGAAGAGCATGAAGGTGTCAAGTTTTGGGGATTCGGAAAGCAGGTTTATCAGGAGATTCTATCGGTCATGGCTGACCCTGATTACGGTGATATTACCGACCTTTCTTCCGGACGTGATATCGTTGTGGAGTTTCGTACCGCTGACGAAAGTGGTAAGAACTTCCCAGAGACTTCAATCCGTGTGAAGCCAAACAGCACTCCGGCGGTTGATCCGAAGGATGCTCGTATGATCGACTCAATCAAGAATCAGGTTGATATTCTTGATTTGTTCCCCGAACCCAAGTACGAGGAACTCAAGGAGGTTATGACCGCCTGGCTTAATCCAGAGAATGGTCCTGCTGAGACCGTTTCTAACGCTGTGGTTGATGAGGAATCTACCCAACCTGTTGTTGCGGCTGCTGACTCTGCTCCGTTTGCTACTACGAAGACTTCTAGTAAGTCTCCTACGGCAACTACTGCTAAGTCTAATACTGACGACCTCACCAAGGCGTTTGATAATCTGTTCAACAGTTAATCAATAATACTAGGAGAGACGGTAGTAAAAATGCCGTCTCTCCTTTTTCATTTCAATATAAGTTATGGCTGAAGAAACACCAAAAAAGAAAAAAGGATCAACACATGTTACTCATGAAAGTACATCACAAAGAGATGAACTAGTTGAATCTATCGCTGATGCGTTAAACAAAGCCAATAAAGATGCAGGTAAGTGTGCGTTTTTCTTGGATCAAAAAGAAGATCCGTCCACAATTACGGATTGGGTTAGTACAGGTTGTGATATCTTGGATCTCGCAATTTCAAATCGTCCACATGCAGGTATTCCGGTTGGACGTATTACCGAAGTTACTGGACTTGAAGCGTCTGGTAAAAGTTTGTTGGCTGCTCATTTGCTTGCTGAAACTCAAAAGAAAGGTGGACTTGCTGTATTTATGGATACTGAACAGTCCGTTTCTCATGATTTTCTCACTGCAATTGGTGTTGACGTTCCTAAAATGTTGTATGTTACAGCGCACACTGTTGAAGACATTTTTGAAAAGATCGAATTGCTGATTGCACAGGCTCGTAAATCAAACCGAGATAAGTTAGTTACAATCGTTGTTGATAGCGTTGCTGGTGCTTCGACAAAGGCAGAATTGGAATCTGATCATGGTAAGGATGGTTATGCGACTGGAAAAGCTATTATCATTTCCAAGGCAATGAGAAAGATCAACGATATGATCGGTAAGCAACGTATTGCGTTGGTGTTTACCAATCAACTACGTGTCAATCTTCAGGCAGCAATGTTTGGAGACAAGTATATCACCAGTGGTGGTAAAGCCATTCAATATCATGCTAGTCTACGCCTTCGTTTGAAGGGTATGGGAGCATTGAAGGTTACACAGAATGGTGAGCCAGTTCATATTGGTGTTAAGACCCGTGCGGTAGTTGTCAAGAATCGTATGGGACCACCCATGAAATATGCTGACTTTAGTATTTTTTATGATAGTGGTATTGATAATTATGGTAACTGGATTGAAGTGCTCAAGAAGCACTCAATCATCACAGGTGCAAAGTCACCTTACAATTACACCAAGAATAATGGTGAAGTTGTAAAGATTGATGTCAAGTCGTTTGCCAAGGACATGAAGAATGATGCTGAACTTCGTGAGGAGTTGTATCAGAAGATTGCCGAGATGACGATTATGAAGTATAAGTCACCTGATAGTGAAATCCGAGAAGATGTCGAGGTAGACTCTTCTGAAGACGCAGAAGAAGTTGGTGGAGACGAATAATATATGAGTTTTAATCAAGACGAAAAAAAAAGGTTGTTCTCACTTTTTGAGAACGTTTCACACGAAGAAAAGAACACACTTTCTAACCGAACTGAAAATTCGGATATTCTCTTGGTTGATGCGCTCAATACATTTATTCGCGCATATTCGGTGATGCCGTCCATGAATGAAGATGGACTTCACACGGGCGGCATCGCCGGTTTTCTCAAAAGTGTCGGATATGCAATTAAGTTGCTGAATCCTACACGTTGTGTTATTATTTTTGACGGTAATGGTGGAAGTATGAAACGTCGTAAGATTTATCCGCCATACAAAGACAAACGTCATACAAAGATCCGTCTTAATAGAGCATATTCAGAAATGTCCACTTCTGATTTGGAAGAGAAGAACATGAAGGCTCAACTATTAAGATCTGTTCATTATTTGGACTGTCTGCCCATTTCAACTATGGCTATTGATCATATTGAAGCAGATGACACCATTGCATATATTGCACAACAGTATTATAAGAATAACAATGTGCATATCATGAGTGCAGACAAAGATTTTCTACAATTGGCAAGTGATAAAATCAAAGTTTGGAGTCCGACCAAAAAGAAATTGTATGGTTGTGCTGAAATTTTGAATGAGTATGGAGTTAGTTGCCAGAATTATATCTGGTACAGAGTTATGGAAGGTGATGTTTCTGACAACATTGATGGAATACCCGGCGCTGGTTTGAAGACGATCATCAAGTGTTTTCCGTTCTTTGCTGAAAGTAGAACTGTGGATTTGCAAGAAATCTACACATATTGTGAAAACAATCAGAGCAAATATAAGCTCTATCGTACAATCCTTGAAAACAAGGATATCGTTGAACGTAATCATACGTTGATGCAACTGAAGGAGACTGAGATTCAAAGCTTCTCACAACTCCGTATAAATGAAATCTTGGATGCGCCAACAAAGAAGCTTGATAGAGTTGGTTTTTCCAAGTTGGTCACCGAAGACAAAATGTGGAACAACATTCCAAATTATCAAATTTGGCTCAATGAGTGCTTCGGTAAGTTGACCACGTTGGTAAGGTAATAAACCGGTTAAAATAAATATACATTGAAGGGTACGTAACCTATACTGGATTACGTAGAAGAATACTATTATGAATGACAACCATGTAATCGACAATTTGAAAAAGTATGGACCTGAATTCCAGATCAAATGCATCTCCGGAATTTTGGGAGATAAGACTTTTCTGGAAAGACTATCAGATATCATTGATCCAACATCATTTGAATCTGATGCACATCAGTGGATCGTAAAACAAACAGTTGCATACTTTATGCAATATAAGGATTTGCCAACTTTGAATGTATTTAAAATCAAGGTGGAAGCAATCGAAAACGGAATTCTAAAGGAAAGTGTTATCACACAACTTCGCAACGTGTATCAAAAGATCACGGACAGTGATTTGAAGTTTGTGAAGGAACAGTATCTTGAATTTTGTAAGAGTCAGAAACTTAAGTCGGCTATTCTTGAGAGCGTTGATCATCTCAAGACGGGAAATTATGAGCAGGTTAAGACGTTGGTTGACAACGCAATGAAGGCGGGAATGGAACGCAATATTGGTCATGAGTATATGGTTGATGTTGAGAAGCGTATGAGTG